CAAAAGAGCCTGTGATGTTCGGCAGTCCGGCCTCCACGGTGGTGCCCGCTGCGTGGCCGCTGCCAGCACCCATCAGTACCCGGTTCTGCGCAATCTCCTGCCATGTACCGCCGAACAGTGCGGCAGGGCTTGTACGGGCGGTGCTCTGGTAGATGCTGCCCACGGGAAAAGGATCCACGCTTTTCAAGCTTTTCAACAGCGCATCCACCTCGGCACGGGTATAAAAGCTGCCACCCCTCATGGATTCGATCACGGCCTTCCACTGCTGCACCAGCGTGCCGGTGGGGATGCCCTGCACACCGTCCCGCATCACACCGCAGACGGTCTCATCTGCGCGCGTGTCGTAGATGTCGGCGGCGGTAACGGCGGTGGAGCCTGCAGGGCGCTTGATCTCGGCAAGGCAGAGGTCGTAGATCAGCTCGGTGCGGGTGATGGCCGGGGCAGCAGGCCCGGCAGAATTCGGGACACCTTCCAGCACCTGCAGGCGGGTCTTTTTGGCGGCGGCATCGTAGCGCAGAACCACACGGTCAATGCGGCTGCGTACAGGGTCCGCTTCGGTGAGCACCACGGTGGTGGGCTGCTCCATGATGATGCTGCGGCCCTTGAACCGTGCCGGGCGCACCCATGCCTGACCGGCGCTCACCTGCACGCTCAGGCCGCCCTGTGCTGTGACAGCAAAATCCTCCTCAGCGCTGTATACGCCGCTCAGGCGGGTGGCGAGGTAACCCGAAGCGTCGTCGGCATCGTAGGTAATGCCGTTTTCGGGGTAAGTAATGATATCAGCCATAAAGTCCTCCTAAGTCTTGTGCCAGCTGGGCGTACCCAGCCGGATGGTGCGGGTAGTGCCGCTGTCCTCGCTCTGGGTGATGATGTCGGCCACGCGCACCATGGCAGTGTAGCCCAGCTGGGGCAGGCTGGCGCTCAATACGTCGCCCACCTGCAGGGTATCATCGTCCACGTCAAACTCGATGCTTCCGGTGCGCAGCTGGGCCAGAAGCTTTTCGCCGCCCCGGTCAGCCAGCTTTGCCAGATAGCTCTGGCTGGTGCTGGTCTCGTTTTTGTCCTCTTCCGGCTTGATGTCCCGGGCATCGATGTACATTTCCCGCCGGTCGGAGCCAGTGGCGTTTACATCGCCCACCCAGACGGTGGCGCGCTCGTTACCTTCGCCAGCGCCCTGCACAAGGGCCACGTTGGCGTAATCGGTATCGGAAAAGCTCCACCCGGAATTCAGCAGATTGCCCCACTGGGGGCTGTATCTGCGGTTCGGGTCGAAGGTGGGCCGGAAACACTCGAAGAGTAGCTTTTTCTTGCTGCCCTTGCCGTCCAGCACGATGCGGAACCCCAGATCACAGGCCTGCCCGATGGTCTTGCAGTAGTCGAACACCGTACCGCCGGAGGTCTGCTTTTCAAAGGTGGTGTCAAAGCCGTACTCGGTGCCCAGCGCAAGGCGGGGCCATGGCTTTGCGGCGCTCACAAGGCTGCGCATGGCGGATTCCGCGTTCTGGTTCTTCACCGTCACAGCAGAGACGCGCTTTGTCAGCAGCCATGTTGCCGGGTAGCCGGACACCACAAGGTTCGCGTCCTCGTTCTGGTTGGCGCGGGCGCAGATGCGCATGGGGATGCGGGGGTTCTCGTCGCTGCGCACCAGCCAGCGGCCCTCCTGCAAAAGCTGCAGGTTCTCGGTGGTGGGGCGCACCTCAAGGGTAAAGCTGCCCTCGGAGTAATAGGGACTGTCCCAATAGAGGGACACCCACACGTCCACCCAGCCCACGCGGGCAAGGGTGTCTGCGTCCAAAACGTCTATTCTCATAGCGGTTCGGGCAGGATGCCCGCCTCCATCGGGTAAAAGCTCACGGATGCCTGCAGGTAGCCGGAGCCGGACTCAGCCTGCATACTCAGCACGTTATCGCCGGGCTGCAGCTCGGTGAGGGTGCTGTCCTCGTCCAGCTTTGCAAAGATGTTCTCGGTCACGCCTGCCCGGGTCAGGGTGCAGGCCAGCCGGTCAGAGGTGCTGCGGTAGATTTCCAGCGTCTCGTCCGGCTGCAGGGTCAGGTCAAAGCCGATGAAGGCCCCGGTCTGCAGATCCACCACCTTGGGATGCGTCACCGGCATGTCGCACCGCAGGGTGGCCGTGAAGGGCACCGGCAGGCTGCCCTCGTTGCGCAGCACTGCCGCCGTGCCGTCCCGTTTGATGCCGTAGATGTGGCTGTCGTAGCAGACAGGAAAGCGGAACGCCTTTTCGTACCCGCCCAGCACGCTGCTGACGGCATTGAGGTCGTACCAGAAGGGCTTTTCGCTGTAGAGCATGAGCGAACAGCGCGGCTGCGGCGTGTAGCTGGAAAAGTAGGGCGTTTTCTGCAGCACGAACCGGGTGAAATAGTGGTCGCCAAAGTACAGGGTGCCCTTGGTGAAGTAGGGCAGCTTTTTGCTGAACGCCCGGGCATTGTCCAGCGCATACGCGCCCCAGAACACCACATCGAGGGTGCGGGACACGCCGGAGACGCTCTGACCCTCCACGGTGTCGCCAATCTGATTGACACCCTGCGCGGTCTGCAGGTCCACATCCACCCCGTTCAGCGGGTCGAGAACGTAAGGGGCATCGTAGTCCCAGCCCAGATGCAGGACGGCACCGGCATCAGTCACGATTTTGAGATGGTCCTTAAATAGCACAGTGTCCTCCTTTCATCGTTTGCGGGCCTTGGCCTTGTCGGCTTCCCAGCGGGTCTCGCGGGCAAGGTCGGCGGCGGTCTGAGCCTTGCTCTGGATGTACTGATTGATGGTGGTATCGCCCTCGCGGTGGTAGCTGCGGGCGGCGGACACCACCTGTGCTGTGCCGGATGCAGCCACGGTGCTGCCCAGACGCATGTTGTCGGAAAGCACCAGCGCCCCCGCCTGCCGGATCATATCGGCAAGGGCAGAGTTGGTCTTTTCCAGCGCCTTGGTGTTGGCGTTGATGGCATCTTCCAGACTACCGGTGCCGGTGGTGATGTCCACGCTGCCCATGCCGCCGGAGCCGGACGAACCGCCGCCAGAGGAACCGCCGCCGTGGCTTACGTTCTTTTTGGAGCCGCCCATGCTGCCCACGATGGCCGCAATGGCAACGCCCAGCGCGACCGCTGCCGCTGCCACGATCAGGCCCATCGGGATGCCGAAAACAGTCGCGCTCAGCGCGGCAGAAATGGCGGTCAGCATTCCCTCAAACGCTGCGCCGATAGTGCCTACCATGGTGGCCACGCCCGCAAAAATGGTGGGGAAGCTGGACAGCAGACCGCCGCTCAGGCCCTGACTGATGGCAAGGGCCGCATTGCTCAGCGGCCCCTGCAGGCCCTGAAAGACCGACACGAGGGTGGAACCAAGGCCCTGTGCCTGCTGCCAGACCTCAGAGAAGCCGCCGGTCAGGCCGTTCACGATCTGCCCGCCAAGGTCGATAGCTCCCTGCACCAGCTGATCGCGGGCACCGCCCAGCGCTTTGTTGAGCTTAGTCACGATGCCAAGGGCAAAATCACTGACCTGCTTCTTCTGGTTGGCAGTCAGACCGTCGTAGATGGTGCTTGCCACCCACTTGCCGATGCCAAGCCAGTTCTGATTCTTGACGGCGGTGTACAGGTCATCGAAGGTGCCAAGCATGCCGCTGTCTGCTTCGGTCTGCAGCTCCTTCCACAGGCCGTCAAAAGTGTCCGCGCTGGATTTTTTGATCTGCTCGGCCACCTGCACGGTGCCGTCGGCCGCGATGGTCTTGACCCGCTCGATGGTCACGAGGGCACCGTCCACAATGTCGTCGTAGACCTCGGTGATGACCTGCTTCTGGGTCTCGGTGCCGTCGGTCAGGGTCTCGGTGACGGTCTGGGTGGTGGTCTTGACCCCGTCTGCCAGCGTCTCGAAGGTGGAGGTGACCGTCTTGGCGGTCTCGCGGACGGTCTCCATGGTCTGCTTGACGGTCTTGGTGCCGTCCGCAGCAACCTCTGTGATGGTCTTGACATCCTTCAGCACACCATCCACCATCTGCCGAGAAGTCTCGGTGATGACCTGCTTCTGCTGCTGTTTGCCGTTGGAAAGGGTCTCGTTGACCGTCTCAACCGTGCGGGTGATGCCGTCTTTCACGGTAGTGGTCGTGTCGGAGATGGACTTGACTACGGACGCAGTGACGGCTTTGGTGCTGGCGCTGGCCTTTTTGCCGGAGGTGCTGACTGCAGATGCGGCTTTGCCTGCGGACTGGGAGATGGTTGAGGCGGCTTTCTGGCTTTCGGCCGCTGCGGCCTTTGCTTCGTTCTGGCGCTCAGTCCAGCTCTTGTTGCTGATGCCCTTGCCTGCCAGTGCGTCCTGATGCCGCTTGCCACGGTTATAGTTGTCCATGTAGCCGTTGTAGGCGGCATTGTAGGCTTCCTGTGCCGCACCAACACCGTTTTTCAGGTTTGCCAGTGCAGCCGCCGCGCCTCTGATTTTGGCGACCAGCTCATTGATCCAGTCCACCACCGTGCCGATGGCGTTCTGTGCGATCTTTTTCACAGACGCAAATGCGGAGTTGACGGCATTGCGGAAGGTCTCGCTGGTCTTATAGGCCGTCACTAGACCCGCCGCCAGAGCCGCCAGCAAGGACACCACCAGACCGATGGGGTTCGCCTTGAGAACCGCGTTCAAACCTGCCTGTGCGACTGCAAGACCGGTTGCCCCGGCTTCGGCGGCTTTGTGGGCAGCGGTCATGGCCGTGGTTGCGGCAGTGTGAACCACTTCAATTGCAGTCGCGGCGGCTACATAGCCCTTGTAGGTCAGAAACGCTGTTCCGGCAGCGGCAACAACAGCCGTTGCAATACCGATGGTCTCCTTGAGCTGCGCCATTTTTTCGTCGCTGTCGAGGAAGGAGACCACCACCTCGTTCAGCTTGACAACCAAATCACCCAGAGCCGCAAACAGGCCGCTGGTCAGCTCACCGGTCAGGGCGCTGACATTATCCTTCAGGGTGGACATGCGCCCGCTGAAGGTCTGGCTGGCTTCCAGCATACCGTTGTAGAACTGCCCGCCCTGACTGGTGGCGGCTTCCACAGCTGCTTCCAGCTCGCTGAAGCTGACCTTGCCATCCGAAATGCGCTTGTACAGGTCGGACATGCTCTCGCCGGTGGCGTCGCAGATCTGGTTCAGCGGGTTGAAACCCGCATCGATCATCATGTTGACGTTTTCCAGCGTGACCTTCTGGGCGCTGGACATCTTGCCGTAGGCGCGGGTCAGGGTCTGCAGCTTCTCGGCGTTGCCCAGCGAGATATCACCCAGCCGCTGCAGCACACCGGTGGTGTCGTCTGCCGCAATGCCGAACTGCAGAAGGGTCTGGGTGCCGCTGGTCAGGTCATCCAGCGAGAAAGGCGTGGATGCCGCCATTTTGCGGATCTCGGAAAGCTTTGTGGCGGCGGCCTCCTCGCTGCCCAGCATGACCTTGAAGTTGGTCAGGTAGCTTTCCATGGTGGCGTTGTAGTCCACACCGCTCTTGACCACCTCGGCCAGCTTGGATGATGCCTGTTTTGCAAAGTCCGCGATCATCTGCCCGGCGGCTACCGTCCACTTACTGGTGCTTTTTTCTGCCGGGTCGCTGTTCAGCCTTACTTCACCGGTGATGCTGAAATCTGCCACTGTGTCCACCTCTCATTCGGAGCGCGGGCACAAGGGCACAGGCTGTTATAACTTGATCTCTACCTCCCGCTTACAGGCGGGATTTTTGCATTTTACCCACAGGCCATGGGCGGATGCGGCATTTTCTGCCCACACCGGCAGCGCCCGGCCGCAATAGGGGCAGGGCACCGGGGCGCGGCTAATGCCGGAACCGTGCGAGGAACGCAGCGTCATGCTCTTCGACGGACACGACACGGGCTGCACCCCCTCTCAGCTCAGCAGGCAGGGCAAAGCGCTCCTGCAGGTCGGCGTAGCGGTCGCGCATACTGCCCTCGTACTCGGACAGGTCCATGGTGCGCCAGCCCATGATCTTAGCCATGAGGGTCTCCTCCGGCAGGGCCGCGAACAGTGCCCGGAAGCGGAACCAGTGCACCTTTTCGCGGGTCAGGTCGATGCCGTAGGCCTGCTGGAACGCCGCCACGATGTAACCGGCATCACACTGGTAGTCGAAGGCAAGACCGGAAGAGGGCGCGGTACTGCTTTCAGCTGCGGCGCTTTCGGCTGCTTTTTCGCCCGCCTTATAAAACTCGATCATGTACCCGTAGGCATCGATGATCTTCTGAGGGTCGTTCAGAAAACAGTGTGGGTCTTTGTAAAAACGCCAGAGGGCGCTGACCGCAAAACCGATGGGATCATCTCCTGTCTGGCCGCGCACATAGGTGTTGACCAGCCAGACCATGGGCCGGAAATCCGGGATGATCTCGTATCCATGCCACCGGGTGGGCAACTCGTCCAGCAGCAGATCAGACATGGCGCTCTGCGGCGATCTGCAGTGCGTATGCCGCCAGCTGCTGCATGGCATCAGGATCATCCCGCAGGGCATTCATAGCCTGCCGGGCATCGATCAGCCGCTCTGTTTTCTGCTTTGCGGATACCTGCGCATCCACCCGCTCCACCATCCGGGAGGCAGGCGGTGCGGGATAGCTTACAGGCGGATTGTGCTTGCCCTTTTTGGCCTGTGCGCGGCGCTGCTCCCGGTTCATGAGCTGGGCAGGCTTTGCGGCATAGCGCTGTTTCTCGGCGGCAAAGGCATTGCCCAGTTCCTCGATCACGTCATAGATGGGGGCCATGTAGTTTTCGTTAAGCCCCAGACGGGCGGATGCGCCTGCACCGAGGATCTCGTCGATGCAGTCCATGGCAATGCGTGCCTGTGCACGTGCATGGTCGCCCAGACGAACGCCGCCGCGCCGGAACTGCTCCGACTCCTCGGCGCTCCTGCGCTGCATCCGCTCGTTGGCATCCTCAAAGCGGTCAAGGTCGTTGGCGTTCATCAGGGAAAATTCAAATTCCTGTCCACAAATAACCATGTTCTGGCTCCTTTCAGTTGAGCCGTGCCCCGGTTCTGCCCCGGAGAAAACTAATCACGGCATAAAAGATCCCCGTTCCGGTGTGGAGCGGGGACTGTGTTTGAAAAAAAATCAGCCCTTGACGGCCTTGGCAGGCTCAGCGGACTGGGTGGCGGGGGTGTAGTCAAACTCGTCCGGCGTGCCGATGGCCTTCACGTCGCAGGCAAAGGTGGCCTTGGAACCGGCTGCACCGCCCACGTCGCTGGTGACGATGATGGCAGCGCTGCCTTTCTCGCCCTTGCCGGTGCGCAGGCTGAAGTAGATGTATGGCACAATGATATCGCTGCCGGTACCGTACACGATCTTGTGGCTCAGCACAAAATCCTGAAAAGCATCGCCCACGCAGCGGTCACCGTTGACGGCAAGGGTGCGCTGGGTGCCGGTCTTTTCGGTGACGTTGCCGGTGCGGATGTACTGGGCATCCTCGGTGGTGGCGTTCAGAGAGCCGGAATGCTCCTTCACATGGTCGGCGCAGACAATCCACTGGCTTTCCTTGGTCTGGGTGCTCTCGATCTGGAACGCCAGCACAAAATCGTTCGCCGTCTCAATGCCGGTATACGACGCGCTGGGCGTGATGCCGGACTTGGTAATGGCTTCGGATACAGTCATATCAAAACTCCTTTCATTTTGGCATGTAGTAGGTCAGGCGCATCTGCAGCTGCATCTTACAGCTGCCCGCGCTGTTTGTGACGATGTAGCCGCTGTTCGTCACGGCAATGCCGGTGGGGGTTTTATTCCCGCCGCAGGCCGAGAGGTCGGGCAGGTTGTGCCGGGCATCCTGCCGCATGACCCACTCGGTGAGCTGCTCGAAAAAGCCGCTGTTCTGAATGTTAACGGAATCCATCTCGCTGTACTCACCGCGAGACAGAAAGAGGTAATTCTTCGCCATTTCCCAGCCGGAGATGTACTCGGTGATGATGGGATCACCGGGGCTGTCCTCGATGGAAAAGGCGGTGGATTCTTCTTCCAGCCCCGCAATGCGGAATGCTGCACCGGTGGCTTCCTGCTCGTCGGCAATCAGCGGGCAGGTCTTGAGCCATGCCCGCAGGGCGGCAATGGTGGGCTTTACGGTTTCGCTCATAAGTGACCCATCCCTCCCCAGAATGTGGTGACGGCCCTTGCGCCGTAGAGTGCAAGATGCTCACCGATATCTGCCAGTGCCCGCTGACCCCAGTAGGAGCCGCGCAGGCCGGTCTCGCCATGCAGGCAAGTGCCCTGTTCGTGCAGGTAATACTGCCTGCGGGCATAGGGTGTATTGTACACCAGCAGACCTTCCTTAAAGTTGGATGCCTGATTGACGCTGTTCTTCAGCGTGCCGGTATCGAACGGCACATAGCTGTCAATCAGCTTGGCAGCTTCCTGTGCAAGGGCATATTGTGCCTTTTGCAGGGCGGCAGTCTTTTCGGCTCCAAAATCCGGCCGCCATTTCAGCTCCATCTGCACGCCGTCTGTCCGGTATTTCCAACCATCAGGCGGCTCAAAAACTGGCTTCGTTGACGGCGCAGCGGGGCCAAAGGGGATAATCTCGCTCATGGTGTCAGCTCCCTTCCACGTGCCAGTGGGGCAGCAGCGGCTCCCGGTTATCGGAGACAGCCGCCGCCGTGCAGCACAGGTGCGTTTTTTCGAGTTTGGCATACTCGGCTTCGGTCAAGGCAGACACCGAGCCCTGCACCAGCTTCCAGCCGCGTTTCAGGGTCCAGTGCTTGGCCTTTTCCGCTGCAGACAGCGCCGCCCACTGGGCGTAGGGCAGATAGCCCGCCGTGCACACGCTGGCCGGGATGCGGATGTGGGTGGTGCGCTCCGGGTCCTTGGCGGTGCCGGAGCCGGAGGTGGAGCGGCATTCTCGCCAGCTGCACCCCGGGAACACCCAGCACACCGGCCTGTCCGTCTCGGTGGCAGTGTCGTGGATGAGGTTCACAACAGTAACAGCTGTCTGCATCACAGAATCCCCCTGTACAGCAGGCCGTGCGGGTCAGCACCGAGGGCCGTGCGGATGATTTCATAGGCTTCCTGCCGGGTGGCGGCGGTCACACTGGCATTGCTGCCAAAGGTGACGCTGTAGCCGTCGTTTGAGACGCTTGCAGCACCCGGCACAGCGCCCGCCGCAGACGCAGCGGCCAGCAGGCCGACGATCTGGGCGCAGGCATCTGCCAGCGCTTCCCGGCAGGCCTCGCACCCAGCGGCGTGGCTCTCTGCCCGGCAAAAGGTGGCGGCATCGATCATGCGGGAAGCCCGACTGCACAGCACGCCGAAGGCCGCTTCCGGCACCGTGCCGCCTGCAGCCGCATACTGGTCATAGGTGCAGTAGAGCATGGGGCCTCCTTATGCTGCGACGGCAGCGGCGGTCAGGAATGCAAACGGGACTTTGGAGCGGTCGGCGTTCATGCGGGTGGCAGGGTTCGGCAGTGCCCAGCCCATGCGCATGACCACACGCAGGGCCACCATATCCTGCTGGGCGAGGTTGTAAACGATCTCCTTGGTGGAAGGATCCTGAATAACGCCCTGATCCAGCAGCTTCACGGTGACATCCTGACGGATGGAGTACACCAGCTTCTTGAAGTTGCCTGCGATCAGCTGTGCCTTGGAAGCATCAAAGCCGCCGTTCTCCGGGAAGTACATCGGTGCGCCGTCCAGCGCGTAGGTGGTGGCACCCTGCATATCGGAACGGAACAGGGGACGGCCCGTGGTATCCACAAGGCCGCGCAGTTCTGCCTTGGCGGTCAGGTCGCCCACCACGGCATCCACGCCGAAGCCGCCAGCCTCCACCTTGGAGAACAGACCGTCCTTGCCCAGCAGCTTTGCATAGTCGATGGGGCCGGTGACTTTGTTCTTGGCCGCAAGGGTCAGAACATCGGTCGTCCACTCGGTGGGGCGCTCGCCGCCGAACAGGATGGCGTTGTCGATCTTTGCGCCCATGGCTTCCCGGACGCGGGGCTGTACCTCGCCCATGATGTCAAAGCTGGAGTCTGCCAGCACAGCTTCAGGCACAGGCACAATGACAGCCAGCTCTGCAGCGGTCATGTACACGTTGTCCCATTCCTGCTTGCTGGTCTTTTTCATGCCGGTGTCACCGTTGACCCAGTAAGCCAGCGGCAGCATGGACAGCACGGGGATCTTGGTCTGGTTAGAGGTCATATTGGCAAGGCGGGTGCCCAGCTGCATGACGGTGGAGCTCTTGGGCACGTCCTGCTGGATGGTGTTCACCAGCTGCTCCCGGATCAGGGCCTCAGCCTTATTGCGAGCGATTGCATCAATAGCCATAATAATCAACCTTTCTGGCCGAACGCTGCGCGGAATGCAGCGTTTGCGGCCTCATGTGCGTTTGCAGGCTGGCCGGGTGCGCCGGTCGCCGATGCGGAAAAACGTGCCATGCCGCCGTCCGGCAGGATAGCACTGGGGTCACTCTCTTTGAAAGCCTTGACATAATCATCAAAGCCCATGATCTCGCCGTCCTTCATAGCAAAATTCTGGGCCTTGGCATCTGCCAAAAATGCCTTGCGGGCGCTCTCGCTGGAAAACTTCAGGCCGGAAGCCTTGCGTTCCAGCGCATAACCCTTTTCAAGGGCAGCGACCTGAGCCGCAGCATCGGTCTTGGCCTGCTCGGCCTTGGCCTTCCACTCCGGGTCGTAGCCTTCCAGTTTGCTGTTTGCAGTGGACAGCTGTTCGGTCAGGGTGGTTTTCTCGGCCTTGAGGGTGGTGATCTCGTTCACCTTGGCCGTGATATCCGCGCCGTGCAGGTTCATGATGCTGTCCAGCTGGTCCGAGGTGATACCCGGAATGATCTTGCTCACATCTTCGCGTTTCACTTGCGATGTGCTCCTTTCTTTTGTCTGTTGGGTGGATAAGTCCCTGCTGTTTTGTATCGCGGTTCTCATTCCGCACGGGACAAGACGGGGTACGCGCCGCCTTCCGCTGTGGTGCCGCTTGCGGGAGTTGAACCCGCCCCCCCCCGGATTAAAAGTCCGGTGCTCTGCCAACATGAGCTAAAACGGCATGAAAAAACCACTATGAAGCCTTTTTCTGGGCACATAGTGGTTAAAATGGGGGATTTCCGTGAATGAAAGCTTACTTTTTGGGGTGCGGGTGTGGCGTGTATTTATCGTCCTGCGCTGTCTGAATTGCAGATACGATCATGAAAAACAGCCGGGCACCGTTCAGCAGAACGATCTCCAGCAGCGCAAGGATCATCAAAACAACAAGAACCGTAGTAACCATAGTGTACCTCCTGAAAAATGGGTAAAAGAAAACCACCGTCCGGGTGGATGGTGGTTAAGGTTATTCGGTGCCGGGCGGGAGCTTGCCAAGTTCTTTCAAAATACTGTAGCAGTCACGAGCATACATCTGACGGTGTACAGTTCTGTCCCACCCATCGTAAAATGAGTTGCAAATATCATCATATGCCGGATCTACAGGAGTTTCCAGAAGAACCCGCTGCATTTCCCTGACTTCCTGTTCTGTATAAGAAGGTTTATTCGTAGAATTTGGCACCATTTTTCTGCAACTCCTTTATGCAGTCCGAAATAACCCCTTCTGCCTTTTCAAGAACCTGTTCATCCGTCAGCGTGGACTTGAGCAATTCATCAATTGCGCAATCCATTTGCCGAATGGCCTGTTTCGCGGAGCTTTCTTGAAAAGTCGAAGTCTTTTCGATTGCGTAAATATGCCCATCATGTCCAAGAGCAGTAAGCAGCTTCAAATTTGCGTTTCGCGTAAATTGCCGCAGATCACCATTTGAAAAGCTACCGCATGCAGGATGGGTATGAATCGCAATATAGGGTACATCCGGGTTTGGTAGCTGAACAGAATGACCATCCGGCAAGCCGATGATATCCTTCGTCAGCGGCTTCATCTTGATGTCGAACACCCTGCCCACTTCAACATTTTCCGGCTGCTTTGAAGCGACCATGAGAAGGCGCTTGTGGGCGTTTTTCAGCTGTTGCTGCCCGGCGGCATCCAGTGTGTCACAGCTGAACGCCTTAACATTTGCGATTGACTGCATTGTAACAGGTTTTGGCTCCATGTTCAAGCTCGAATAAACAGAGGAGTTTTTCTTCGCTGCCCAATGCTTCGCTGCACTCGTTCACCTCGGTGATGTATGCGGTACCGTAGGTGTTGCCCTTGATAAGCTTTTCGTCACCGGATTTGCCACCACCAGACACCAGCACCACCTTTTCGCCGGTGGCAGTCTGGATGTACAGACAGTCGCGGTTCTGGTAGGTGCCCTCACGGCAGCGGCCCTCAAAATAGTTTTTCAGGCCGAAGCCGTCACAGTCCAGAATGTTCAGCCGGGCCGTTGCAGTTGATACGCCCGCAATGAGGTGTATTCTGCTGGGATGCTTTTCCAGAATAGTGCAGTAGGCCATAGTGATAAGCACGTTCTTACCGCCGCGTTTGCCGCCCTCAGCCACATTGAACCAGTGGTCGAAACAGTTCCAGAAGAAACGCATCTGGTTTTGTGAAAAAGGTGCAGGTATGTTCATGTCTCAAAGTCCTTGATGTCACGGTCAGGCACGGGCCGCTGCAGCAGATCTGCAAGCGTCTGCATGTCGTTATTCTGGGCTTCGGTCGTGTTCTCCTGCGGTTTGTCCTTCCACTTGTCTGGCTTCCGGTTTTTCAAATAAAAAATCTGGGCCGTGACGTTTGCAGGCACAACGACCTGTTCCTCTGCATACTCAATGCGTTCTTCTTCAAGCCGCTTTTTTCCATCCACCATGACCTTTTTCAGCTTGATGGGCTTTTTTACGGTTACGGTGCGGGTCTTGCAGCTCTCGAACAGCTCATTTTCCACAATGTAATCAGCGTTTTCCCGCCCTACTTTTAAAGCGTCGGAAATGTCGGGAAATCGGCTTTTCCATTCATTCAGGGTATCGCGGTGTATTCCAATGTTCTGAGCTATTTGTTCCTGCGTCAGGCCGTCTCTAGCCCATCCACGAAGCAGCGTCAACCCTTCCGGCTCTAACCACTGCTCATACTTACCTTTGCGGCCAATCGCAGATCACCTCATTTCAGACCAAAGGTCTCGTTCACATAGTCACGCTTCGTTTTGTAGACGTTGAGCATTTCGCTTTCAAAGCTTTCCCCTCTGAGCCTTCTGGAATTGGCTGTGTTCTGGTACAGCGACTGAAAGCACATCGCTGTACCAGTTTTCTGCATCTGAGGGGTCTTTGCGGGCTTCCCACCATGAAGCAGGTGGTTCAGGTTATACTCATTCACCTTGAATCCGGGAAGGTCAGAGACACCGCAGCAACAAAGGCTGTCTCCCAGTTCTCTTGTTCTGTTTTCTCCGCTGTAAAGAGCAAGGCCAAGTTCATGCGCCCTCTGCTTCAGCTTAAGAATATCGCCCTCGATCAGGGCTTTCGGATAGGTATAGTCTCCCGCAACCTTAACAAGGCCCGGTCTTTTGCTTGCAAACTTCATGCCCTCGACAATAACGCCGTAGGCACCAGCTGCCTTGAACTTTTCAAGGTTTTCGTAAACTTCTCCGTATACCTCATGCATGTACGGCTGAATCCTGACGATCAGGCGCTTCACACTCGGAGCAACCTTTCTCGCAATTTCCAGACGTTCTTCAAACGATGGTGCGCCTTCTTCGAGCTTGTCATAGCTGCTGCACACCATGCTGATCTGCACAACGCAGTTGCACTTCTTCAGCAGTTCGAGATATTCAGGCTCTGCGATGATCCTTCCCTTTGTCGAAACAACAAAGGGGTATTTGGTTTCAGCAAAGACGCGCAGAGCGTTGTAGCTCATGCGGTAATAGCGCTCACAAGGCTGGAAAGGGTCGCTCACGCCCCCCCCAGTGCAACGGAATATTCCAGTCACACCAGTTGGTCTCAGACGTTCGCTTTCCCTGAATCCAGCTCATGAGGGCTTTCACGCCTTCACCTTTCTGCACCTTGCTGATGTCATACTTTCCGTTCCGCTGCACAAAGCAGTATTTGCAGCCGTGCGTGCATCCCTTGTAGGTGTCGAAACGGATAGGCATATCGCACAACCAGCATTGCGACCCGCAGTTAGGCATCTTCATCCTCCATAACGCCGCGAATACAGTTCAAGATGGCTTTTTCAAGCGGCTCCTTCGTGTTCTCGCTGATGTATCCCTTGATTTCTTCCTCGCACTCAACGGGGAACGTGAAGGTCACGGAAAATTCTTTCTTTTCCGAAGCCTTTGTGAAACCGTCCTCCATAAGGCTGTCAATGTAGGATACGCCGGCATCATCGTCCTGCGGAATGTCAAAATCAAAGTCGAAGTCGCCAAAATCGACTTCAAGCAGCTCCCGTTCCAGCTTGGAGAAATCCCAGCCGGTCATTTCGCCGGTCTTGTTCGCCAGCAGGCGGTATTTCTGTTTCTGCTCTTCCGTCAGGCCGGTGTAGCGCACCACGTCGGCCATGTCCACATTGAGCTGCATCAACGCAAGGCGGCGGGTGTGACCGCTGAGAATGACGTTGTTTTCGTCAACCTCGATGGGATCAAGTGCGCTGCACTGCTTGATGCTCTCAGCGCAAGCGTCTACAGCTGCAGGGGAGATCACGCGCGGGTTGTTCTCATACGGCACCAGATCTGAGACCGGCATTTTCAGCAGTTCTTTCTGAATCATCTTTTTTCTCCAAATAAAAAGCCGTCCGGAAATCCGAACGGTCAAAATATCGAATGTGCCGCCAGCTGGATTTGAACCAGCACCCATGGAATGGATGTGCGCAGTGGTTGGCTGTGCAGTGATGTTCCCGTGGTGTCACCAACGTTGTCCCGCCTTAAATGGGCGGCGCTCTGCCAATTGAGCTATGACGGCATATAAGCAGCACCCATGCATTCAGTTTGACGGACAGGCGTAAAACGGGCGGGTGCCGCTGCATCTGGAACTTTCGCGGCCAGATGCCCCGCTATGCTTTGCACAGCCGTCCCCCGACTGTACATTGCATGGCGCTCTGGGCAGGCCTTGAACCTGCAACCTACGGTTTTGGAGACCATCGCTCTGCCAATTGAGCTACCAGAGTAAAAAGCCGCCCTTGGAATCGAACCAGCCGTGTCTACACACACGCGCCGCGCTCCAAACTGCGCTCAGGCGGCCATATAAAAACAGCTCCGGTTCTCCGCCGGGGCTGTTGGTTGGCGCACATCCTGTCAGGAAAGCTACACCTTGGCAAGGATTCTAAGGCCTTTTCTTGGCACGGGAGGTTGCACGTGCGGCCTTTCGGGTTGTCTGGTCCATGCGCCATACGGTGCGATACGGCGGAATCGAACCGCCTCCTGTCTCTCATGAGCGGCAGGCTGCCTTTGTTTCAGTGTATCGCATAGAAGCAGTCCGCGAAACGGAAGAGAGAAAAATGCATGCAAAGCCAAAAGGAGGAAAATTATCATGGAGGTTCGTTTCGGAGACTGCGTGTATCGGTTTGCCTTTCCGGCATTGCCGATGGTACTATTCAATCACTTTCGCACGGTTTCTGTACATACCGCGTACATACCGCGTACATACCCGAAGCTGTACAAAAAATCACGCGTTTTTTATGCACTTTCGTCAAAATCGCAAAAAGGTGTTGCTTCCCAGATCTCTGCAAGGGCTTCAAACCCTACTGTGATGGCTCTGGATGCCGTGTGTGCCTGTGCAAAGCCCACCTCAGCGGCGGCCTGCTCACGGGTCTTACCCTCAACATAACACAGGATGATGCACTTGCTGCGGCGGATGGATGCCGTGTCAGCATTCAGCAGATATGCCGTATCAATGGCCGCCTTCTGCATACGGCACCGTGAAAAGCCCTGCAAAGGGGTCAGCAACAAGTTCGCCCTCATTGCTGTACCGCTCAATCAGGCGCTGCACGATGTCGATCTGAAGCGGGCAGACGTGGAGGTTTTGCCGCCGCTGGCTCTGGGAGGTGTTGAGCGTTTTCATCCGCACAATGTCGTCCCAGACCGTCATATCCCATGAGCCGGGCGCAACGACCATGAAAGTGCTCGGCAGCCGTCCGTCTTTGTCGAGGCTTTCTGCGAGTTTGACGTGCTCGCCGTAGTCGTAGACACTGTCGCGGCTGAACTTCCGGTAGACGCTCTGGAGTTTGGAGGTTGGAATCTTCTCAAGCTCCTCCCTAGCAAAAGGCCTGTCACCGCTGGAACGCCAAAACGCATGAGCGTCGATTTGCCACTGGGCGCGGGTGTATTCCTCTTTGGACTTCTTCACGGGGGTATCAGCATAGCCGCGGCTGCGGTCAGTAGGCAGCTTGCGGAACAGCAAGATGTACTCAGGGCATCCGACACCCATCTTTGTACCGTCCTTGCACTGTTCCGTCCATCCGAGACGATAGGTCTGGTTGTTCTCCCGGACAACATCCGTGACTACTGTAATCATCCCAAAGTACGCAAAGCCATGTTTGCGGAAATGGGCAATGCAGTCAGCATGGAACGGCTCAATTGTAGGCGCGGCCAGCCCTGTGACATTGGCGAACTCCACGCGATCTTTGACATGAATCGCAGCCACGCGGCCCGGCTTCAGAGTCCGCAGCAGCTCAGGGGTGAGAAAGTCCATCTGCTTGAAGAACTCATCATCGTTCGGGTTGTGCCCGAAGTCATTGTAGCTGGGGCTGTACTCATAGTGGTTACCGAACGGAATAGAGGTCACATACAGGTCGATGCTGTCCGTCGGCCAGCTCTTGACCTCTTCCACGCAATCGTTATTGATTGCGATGTAGTTGCTGCCTTTTACTTCCACGCGCTCACATCCTATCGTTCTCTTTAAGACCTCCAGTGCAAGGCTGCCGAGGCCGTATTCTTTGATAATTTCTTCCATCTGCTCGCTGAGTTCATCGTACTGCTTCCACTTCCGCTGGAGGGCCAGCAGCACCTCCGTTTCGGTGTCCATGTACAGGATGTCAATCACGCACGGTGACTTCTGGAGGAAGCGGTAAATGCGGTGAATGGCTTGAATGAAGTCGTTGAACTCATAGTCAATACCCATGAAGATTGCCCGGTGGCAGAACCGCTGGAAGTTGCAACCAGAGCCGGACAGGCTTTTCTTTGTGCCGAAGATGCGGGTCTTGCCCTGTGCGAAGTCCATGACGCGCTGCTCGCGGGTTTCGAGATCCATGCTGCCGTAGATGTCGACCATTTCAGGAATAGCTTTCTTCAAGGCTTTGCGCTCGTCCTCCAAGTCATGCCAGACAACGAAATGTTCATCCACCGGGGCCTCAGCGATAATGCGGGCCACCTCAGCGGCGCGGATGTCGATGCTGTCCCGCTTCTCTTTGGCTGCATCCTGCAAGCCCATCGCGGCATCATGGCCGAGCTTCATCTGGCCGTCGGCTTCAAATTCAGCGGGCCGGTCAAGGCTGTTCAGCTTGTGATACCGGATGTCCAGCGGCGGCAGGGCGTAACCATCATCCGAGAATCCGAGGTCGGACGGCTTCTGAAGGAAAAGCCCCCAGCTGGCGCACCAAATCCAGAACTCCCGCTCGCGACCCGGATAAAGGGTCAGGTTGTTCGCTTTGGTGCTGTCCCTCTTGAAAAAGCGGGTCAAGCTCTGGCCGGTGTCCATAATTTCGAGAAACCCGGCATAGTGAATCAGCTCTTTGTAGCGGTTCGGGCTGGGTGTCGCGGTGTTGGTCAGCTTATACTTGATGCCCTTGAACTTCTGCATGAAGCTCTGATAGGTCTTGCTGCCGAAGCTGCGCAGTGTGGCGGCCTCGTCCAAACTGACCGCTGTGAAATGATGCGGGTCAATGTCGCCGTCTCTGACGCGCTCGTAGTTGGTCAGGACGATGGGGGCTGTGCTGGCCTCCACTTCGGCCATCGTGCGGCAATAGGGCGGCTCGTCAATGCCCAGCAGGTTCACAGCGTCGGCCTTGAACTCCGGCAGGACGTTCAGCGGCATCACAATGAGCGTCTGGCCGCCCTCGTGCTTCTGGAGCAGTCTGCACCATTCGAGCTGCATGATGGTCTTTCCAAGACCGAAGCGGGCGAAAATGCCACGGCGGCCCCCGCGCAGCGCCCACAGGACGCTCACGCGCTGGTGATCTTTCAGCGCCGGGCTGACCTCGGCGGGGTCAATCTCGATACCGGACAGGGGCGCAATGTCGATTTTGCGCTCCAAAAACTCCTTGTATGTCATTTTGCGTGTTCATCTCCCATCGTTCTCCCTCCCTCACTTCACAGACGGGTTTACACGTTCCACCAGTTCACAGCCGGGCACTGCCGTGCCGGTCTTGAGCAGGGCCGCAATAGCCGTCTTGTTGGGTGTGCGGGTGGTCATCTCGGTCATGTACTCGGAAGGGACGGCAGCTTCATCCAGCACGCAGACGGCCTTACTGCGGCGAAAGCTCACCGCGCACCGGTCGCTGCTGAAGTTCTGCCCACCCAGAGCATCGGTCAGATAGTGCTTGAGACTGTCGATCTTGCGCTTTGCGGCTGCCTTGCGGTCAGCAAAAGCCTTTTCCTGCGCTTCAAAGGCCGCAACATCGGCTTCGAGATTCTTTACCCAGCAGGCGATGTTGTCCACCTTCTCTGCCTTTGCCATGTTCAGCTTTTCTAGCCGGTCGATGTCCATAACCTCGCCGGTCTCCGGATCGATGCAGTCCAAAATCTGCGAGTTGATCTCATACAGGTTCATAGTGCTTTTTACCTCAATTCGTTCAGAGCACGAGAAACGGCCCTGAACGGCGTTTTGCGTTTTGTGGTATAACTTTGCCGGTTTACCCTAAAACCATGCTCAGAGGGCCGCGTATGCCGGTCTGAGCGCGTGTGTACCGGCTATTGCTTTTTTAATGGCCTTCGCCGGGCTGCGTCTGCCAGAAAATTCTTTGCATTTTCGGCTTCCTCTGCCGGGCGGCTTGCAATGAACGCCCGGTTGCGCGGGGCATTCGCCTTTTTTGCTTCATCCCTATCACGGGATATCCACCCGGATGCTGCAGCCTTCCAGTTCTTCATGGGATTCCGGCCCACCTTCCAGCCGTTGGACTCGTAATAGGCATGGAACCGAATAGCCTGCGCTTCTGTGCCACCTTTCTCCGCAAAGTAACTTTTCACCGTTTCAACATCCGGCGGTGAAAACCTGCTTTTGGGGGTAGGGGGCAGCGCTTCAGCGCTACTACTATCAGATACTTTAGTATCTGTTGTACTTTGTACTTTGTACTTTAGGGGCCTTTTGGTTTCGTTTGGTTTCTCAAAAAAACCAATTGGTTCCGTTTGGTTATCGTCAAAAACCTTTTGGTTTTCGTCGGTTTTCTTTGGTCTGCCGCCCTTTCGACCTGCTTCTCGGTGCGCAAGAATAGAACGTTGATACGTCTTTATGTTTTCGTCCATAAATGAGCGCAGGGATTCAAAGGCCACCTGTTCGATAGGCTCAAGCCCTTCCGGCTCTTTGCCGTGCTCCACATACTGCCGCATTTTTGTGAGCACGTTTTTGTATTGCTCAGGTGGCAGGATGTCCAAGATTACGAACTTGTCAAAGGGTATCAACAAGCCTTTTGGGCGAGCCATTTCGATATCGTCCACAACTAACCACCTCCTTCCCGTTTTTGAAAACCAAACGCTTTTCGTAAAAACCATTTGGTTTTCTTTGGTTTTTACAGGTCGATGATCTTAACCTCTACGCCGTAGCCGATAACGTTCCGGCACTGCTGTTTGATGCGGGGGATTGCAACAGCGCTGCTTTTGAGGAACTTCTTCGTGCTGGGGGTGCAGGCCAGATACAGCGTAACGCCGTCCAGACTGGCCTTTGTTCCGCGCAGGTTGTCCGCAATGAACTTGTCACCGTAGACCTCAACACGGCGAATAACCTCTCCCCAGTTAGCAAAATCCTTGCCCAGATACTTCGTAGGGGTGGCTTCCGGTTCAGCCTGCGGGCTGTTATAGCTCTTGAGGTCGTTCAGGGCATCCAGCATTGCCGTCATGCAGGAACTGCACACCTTGATCTCGTTCTGAAGCTCAACAAGGGCACTGTTCAGGCCCACCAGCTGGTCAATGGCCTTCTTCATGTCCTCGTTCTGCTGGTACAGGCGGCTGTCGATAGATTTCAGCAGGATGTAAACCCGGCTATCATCCGGGGTATCATTCGGTACATCCTCAAGCATGAAGTTGTATGCACCGTTGCGGATATTGACAACTGCCGACACGGAACGACCGATAATGGATGCGACTTCTGCATCGGACAGGCCCTTGCTGAGAAGAAGCTTTGCATTTCGCACCTCTTCCGGCATAATATTTCTTTTTGCTTGCATTTTTCTCTCCCTCATTTCTGCCGCTCAGAACGGCAAATCTTCATCGTCGTTGATAACGGCAAAATCGTCCGTGCCGGTCTCAGCCGCCTGCTGGGCGCTCTGAGCGTTTATAGCTTCGCTGACATAACTTTCCGTCTGTTCATCAAAACCCCGCGTAGACGTGCTGTCAGGGGCTTTCGAGCCGCAAAAGCTGACCTCACGCACCTGAATCTCATAGGCAGTGCGGTTGTTGCCCTGCTTGTCCTGATATTTCCGGGTCTGCAAGCTGCCATTGACGGCGATCATGCTGCCCTTGTCGAAATACTGGGAGATGAACTGCGCCGTCTTGCCCCACGCCACACAGGGGATAAAATCCGTCTCACGCTGCCCGTTTGCAGAGTAGCTGCGTTCGCAAGCGATGTCAAAGGAGCAGACCTCCTTGCCGCTTGTGGTGGTGCGGAGTTCTGGGGTGTGGGTCAGGCGGCCCATAATTGCAATCGTGTTCAGCATAGATCAGCCCTCCTTCGGCTGCTTCTGGGCACACGTCCAGCACAGGATGCGCCCAAACTTCTTCTTGGTGCTGGCGGCGGTCTCTGCCGGTTCCACGGTGCGGCCCTTATAGGTCACCGGCTGAAGTGGTTTGCCGCAGCAGGCGCAGATAAAGGGCTGTTCCTGTACAGGCTGCGATTTCGGGGCAGGAGCATTACGCTTCGGAGCAGGAGCTTCACGCTTCGGAGCAGGCTGCTTCTGCGGCTTGTTCACACCTGCGGGGTTTCGACCTTCTGCCGCATGATACTCGTCCGTGTCGGCATCCTTGGTATCGTCGATGCAGAACAGGCCGTTCAGGGCATACTTGCGGGCGTAGCTGCTGGATGTTCCCGTCACCTGTGCAGCGTCCATCTTGGTTTTTTGCTCCGGCTCTCTTGCGTATGCCTTCACGGAAATGCAGCCACCATCCAGAGATTCCAATTTTGCAGTGGCTTCGATGTAGTGCCACCCCTCAAGAACCTTCGGTTCATCGGAGAGCGTAAGCAGCAGGTCATGAGCCTTGAGAATAGGCTTCACTGCTTCCAAAATGTCCTCACAGGAACGATATCTGTACCCGCCGAAGGTGTTCATCTGCCCTTTCGGGGCCTTGAGTTCGCTCTGCACAGCGGCCAGAGCGGCGTAAATGCTTGTGCTTTCCATTACTCTTCATCCTCCTGATCTTCGGTCTGTTCTGCCCATCGCGGCAGGAAATAGTAATCGTCCGGCGGCTCAAGTGCCGGGCCGTAGCCGTCAAGGGCGAGATCATACATCGGATTCATACTGCTACCTCCGGTGCCGGGTCAATGGCGGCAGGGGAGATGTCCGGTGCAGGAATCAGCTTTCCAGCGGTCAAACGCTGCAGGGCAGGGGAGTGCTGCGTTTCGCTTGCAGGCTTCCCGAACTTGACATCCGCGCCCAGATCTTCAACCTCGACCGTGACGCGCAGGCGGTGCAGACCGGTAGTGTCGTTGAATGCACCCGAAACGCTGTCAAGCAGCTCGTCAACGATGCCGGGGACGTACTTGCCGTCCATAAACTTGCCGTCGCTCGAAAAGCGGCCCTGAATCTCGACATAATTTTTTTCCATCTTGTAAAACCTCCGAAAATGTGTTATCTTCGGGTTGATGTGACCTGTAAAATCCATCAACCCTTGCAGCCTGCCGGTGCGCCAACACCGGCG